GCTGCCTTCAGGGCCTCGGCGGACAGGTTGACCATCGAGCCCAGTAGGTAGTGCGGCGGGGTCGAGGTGATGGCCGCGATGTCGCGGACGTCCGCCTCTGCTGCCTTCAAGTACCCCTCGGGGCTCGCGGCGGGGAAGCTGCCGAACTTGGCGCCGCTCTCCTCCGCAATCAGGATCTTGTTCACAGCGATGTTGAACGGCTCGATCTCCTGGCCGTTGTCATCGACCGGGATCTCCATCCCTGTCGCCCACTTCTGCGGGAACGCAGCCGCCTCCTGCGTCATCATGCGGTCAGCGATGGTCTTGTTGATCCGATCCTGGCTCCCGGTCACCGACCGCAGCTCACTCGCGCCCGGCTTCAGCATTCGCGGCCGGTTCGCCAGCTCGCCGAACGGCACCTCGCCGAGGGTGTTCTTGCCGCCCCACTCCTCACCTGTGACTGCCCGGCGCACCCAGGCCGGCTTACCGCCCGCCAGCGGCTCCGGGGCGTCGAACTTGTAGATGTTGCCGGGCAAGTAGACGGTGCAACACAGCCGGCCGGTCCAGTCGTCCAGCCACAGCTTCAACGCCGCCGCCAGATCGCCAGGCGATCCAGGCCTGGCCTCGGTGATCACCTGCGTCGGATGCTCTGGCGTAATCCTGTACCCGGCCCGGCCGCGCTCGGGCGGCGACACCATCAGGTAGGAGGTGCCGCGAATCGCAGCCTCCAGGAAGGCGAGCTGCGATCCGCCGTCCAGGTTGTTGTCCTGCCACAGGGCCCAAGCCCGATCGTCGGCACCGCCGCCCGCGTCCAGGGTGTCGGCCTGGAAGCCGGCAACCTCCAGACGGCCGACCAGGGCGTCGACGACCAACTCCATGTAATTCGCCCGCGACATCTTCAGCAGCCGCCGAAACGGCTCACGGGCCTTCTCGTGGAGGAAGGGCAGCGGGTGATCGCACTCGTAGTAGGCGTCGTAGACGTTCGTATGCTCCGTCCGCTTGCACAGCGCGGCATACAGGCGGTCCCGCCACCACTCCGGCGACTCAACGGCAGGGGGCTGAGGCATCTGGCCCCCTCTCGGTCAGAAGCCGCGGGCGCGGCGCCGTTTCGGCTTGGCGAGTCCTGCGGCGATTGCGTCGCCAGCGGCCTCATGGGCAAGGACGCTGGTCACCGCGGCGTCGATCTTCTGATGGACGGAGGCCTTGCGGAGCACGTACCGCCCGGACGGGCGAGCCGCCTTGCGCGCGTTGCGGACGTGGATCGAGGTGAACTCACAGGCGTCGTGCCGAAAGGTCCCGGCAGCCTTCGTGACGTCAGTGACGAGCCGCTCACACGCCGCGTGCATCTGAACGACGCGGTTCGTGTACCAGCGAACGACGCGCTTCTCGCCGTACTTCGCGGCCCACCCGTCGACTTCGGTCTCCCAGTAAGGCGGATCCGCGTACATGCGGACAACGTCGTACTTGGTCATCAGCTCGTCGATCGCAGCGTCGACCTCAAGCCGCGGCGTCTGGCCGCCCCAGTCTGCGGGGTCCCAGATCGTCGGACGACTGTCAGGGCCGTAGGTCGGAGTCCACTGGAACCCGTCGAGAGTCTCCGCCCGGATCGCGGTCCAGTCGTCCACGTCGCTGCCATCGAAACCGAGGACGACCTGAGCCTTCGGGGCCGGCGTCTCCTCGTCGGCGACCGCGTCGTCCCAGCGGTCCTGAGTCAACCAGGAGCCCATACCCGCCACGATGCGGTTGCCATAGAACCGCTCAGCCTCAGCCGGCTCCTTCTCCAGTAGCTCTGCCGCTTCGCCCTCGATGGCGTCGAGGTTGATGTGCGCGCTGCCCTGGTATACGTGAGCGTGGATCTTCCGCCGCTCCGCCCTATTCGTGTACGACAGGCCCTTGGGTGGCAGCCGGTGGAAGCGGTAGATGTCCGTCTGCTTGGACTCTGCGGTCTTCTGAGCCACCGAGTTCTCACTCGGGTCCCAGCCGTTCGTCGTCTCCAGCGAGCGGCCCTGCATGCCGCCAAGGCCACGGCGCTGAGTCGTCGCGACCTTGGTCATTTTGTTGCCCTCGGTCCAGATACCCGTCTCGTCCTGCGCCACGAATGTGACGGGGTTCCCGAGGCGCGACTGGGCCGACGACGTCACGACGTCGATCCGGCCGTCGTTCGGCAGCCGGATGAACTGCTCGCCGACACGCATCTGCTCTGCCAGATGACCATCACGCACCATCGCCTGCAGAGGCCGGTATATGTTGTCGGTCTGGTCTTCCGACGTGGCAGTGATCTGGATAAGCGGCTGGTTCCAGGGCCGCCCCATTGCGTCCCCCGGCTCGTACTCGAACACCCACCCGCACCCACACCCGTGGCGTCGGCACTCGTACCGCTCGCCGCCGCGGGCCCAACCAGCGAACAGCACCGGGCCAATGGCCTCGGCCGCCACGATTCCAGCCGTCCACGGACCCTTGCCGGACTTCTGCGGGGCCACTACCTGGCCGCGCCGGTAATGGAACGCCGTTGAGAGCTGGCCTAGCTGGGCAGTCGGCCGCACCCGATAGAAAGCGGCTGTACACCTCAGCTGCCAGTCGTACATCTCAAAGGGCTTCGGAGTGCTGTCGGTGCCGCCGACCGACCGGATGCGACAATGCTGGGCGATCCAGTCCGGAACGATGAGCAGGGTGGGGAAGTCGAGCGGCCAAGTTCCGTCGTCAGCCGCTGCCACCGGGCACCGCTCTCAGGCGCGCTCGGGCTGAACTCGCCGGCGGCACGGATCCGACAGCGGGTGCGGCAGCCTCCTCGTCGCGATCGATGCGCCAGCGATTTGCCCGCATCCCCGGAGTTGTCAGGCCGAGAGAGTCGGACATCTGCCGGACGAGCGTCGACAAGTTCACGAAGGACTTGGGCTCCTCCGCTTCGGCCAGCCGGCGAGCGTATAGGGCGACCTCGACTTCTTGGCCGAAGCGTTCCCACATCAAGGCCTGCGGCTTGCGCCACAGGGCTGCCCAGAGCTCGGCTTCACGCTCGCTGGGCTCGGTCAGGGGCCATTCAGGGGTCGGCCCTTCCCGGCCTTCCGCGGGAAGGATCGTCCACTCGCCTGCGTCCCTTTCGCGCCGCAAGGCGGTCGGGTCGGGTGCTGGCCCTGAACGGGATCGTGCTCCACCTTTCGGCATACGGATCTCCTCCGGTCGCGCCGTTGCGGCGCCTGCGCGGCCGGGCGTTGCGCTCAGCCGGTCAAGAGGGGGCCGTCCTCTGGCATCCGATCGCCCTTCGAGCTGTTGCAGCCGAGGTGGGCGAGGAAGACATTCGACGGGTCATGGGCACCGCCCCTTGAGAGCGGCACGCGGTGATCCAGGCTCGGACTCAGAGAATTCGGCCACGCCACCGCGGGGTCAACGGGAAGCGAGCAGAGACTGCATCGCCAGCCGTCTCGTTCTGCAATCGAGGCCATCAGGACCGGCTCGCCAGTGGAAGCCTCCCTCTTCTGGGCCCGCCGACGGTGATAGCGATCCCGGCGAGCATCGCTCCAGGGAGGGGGCTTCTGCCGGCCCTCGGCTCGTGACTCCCGGTTCCAGAGCAGCTTGCCGTGCTTCTCCGAGCAGCAGCGACCACCTTCCCGCTTGGGCTGAAACTCCAGTCCACACTCAGGCAGGTCGCACTTTCGAAGGGGCAGTGACTGCGGCAGGCGCTGCCCGCGGGCCACCTCTCCGCAGCGCGTTGTGCAGTAGATCGCCCTGGTGCTGCGCTCAGACATGTCCGCCCCGCAAGTCGGACAGCTGCGGGCTATCGGGCGAAGGGTTCCGGGGTATTTCGACGCCCAGTAGCGGCAGCGCTCACTGCACCAGCGTTTTGGGTTCCGCTCTCGCGGATTAGGGACTATCTGGCGGGCGCAACCGGGGCACCGGCGGTCGTCATCCATGTGCGGATCCTAAGTGGCCGCACCGACAGGGCACTTGGCTCGGCGGCCTGGGCCGGCCAGAGCGCGTCCCGGGCACGCTAAGTAGCGACGCTCAAGATCATCCCAAGTTCTGATCTTGACAGGCCTTTCGAGCACCTCCCCGGCGGTCCTGGCGACCTTGATCATCGGGGTCACCCCCCAGGGCGATCATGACCGTGAGTGACGTAGATCAAGATGGCCTTGATCGATACCGTCCCCGCCCGCCCCTGGTACGGACCAGGGGCGGCGCCAGGCAGGGCCGGCCGGTCAGGCTTGCTCACGCTCGGCCAGAACGTTGGCCACGGCTAGTCGGGGGGCATCCAGCCAAGCGCCACCAGCGCCTCGTGCGCACCGGCGGCGAGGACCACCTCGGTCTCAACGGAGCCGAGCGTGGTCACGTCCACCATGCCGATCTCCAGCCTGAGTGTGGGAGGCAGGCCGGTCTGCACGCTGAAGGTCAGGCTGTCGAGGTGGCGGGCGATGTCGGTCCCGTCGACGAGCACGCGGTATCCGCATGGCCCGTGCTGTTGGATCTCGACCTGGCGCCTGCTCATCCGTTCCACCCTCCCGGCTGGTGCCGTGCCGTCTCGCTGCTGTGACACGGTCCGCACAGGCCGCGGCCATGCCTCGGGTCGTCGGGGTCGAGACCTTGCTCGACGAGCTCGCGCCGGCTGAGCGGGTGGTGGTCGGCGTGGACCGCAGGCGCCTGGCCGCACAGCACGCACACCCTGTCCCTCGATAGGACGCCTGGCCTGAACCGCTGCTCGTGCTGTCGGCCATAGCCGCGCTGCCGTGCCGTGCCACGCTTCGCC